GCATCACCGATGTATTTCTCATTTCGGAGAATCTTGTTGATGGTGCTGGTATGCCACTTAGCTTTGCCTGCTCCGGTGAGAATGCCGTCACGCTCCAGACCGGCTGCAATCTTATCCATGCTGAGGCCTTCCAAGTATTCTCGATAAATGCGCTTTACAATTTCCGCTTGTTCCGGGTCAATGACAAGGTTGCCGTCCGCATCCTTTGTGTAACCGAGGAAGCGGTTATGATTGATTTGAACTTTTCCTTGCTGATAGCGGAACTGGATGCCCATCTTCACGTTCTGGCTCAAGGATTGTGATTCCTGTTGGGCCAGTGATGCCATGATGGTGATTAGGATTTCTCCTTTGGCATCCATTGTATTTATGGATTCCTTCTCGAATATGACCGGAATATTCATGTCCTTGAGTTCTCTGATATATTTCAGACAGTCCAGAGTGTTTCGGGCAAATCGGCTGATAGACTTGGTAATAATCATATCAATTTTACCGGCCTTGCAGTCATCAATCATGCGGTTGAATTCTTCACGCTTTTTTGTGTTGGTGCCGGATATACCGTCATCGGCATAGATTCCGGTGAATTCCCAATCCGGGTTTTTCTGAATATATTCTGTATAGTGTTCTACCTGAGCTTCATAGCTGGTAGACTGCTCATCGCTGTCTGTACTGACACGGCAGTACGCTGCGACTCGGAGCTTTGGTTTTTCTTCTTCCTTCTTGCGAGCGTTACTTCCAACTTGGCGTCTCGCAGGAATTAACATTACATTTCCCATTATTGACTCTCGCTTTCTATGAGGCTGTACAGATATTCGGCTTGTCTCACGGGATTATCATGCAAGGCAACGCCATCCTTCATATAGAAGTGGGTAGGTATCTGTATTTTCCTCATCTGTGTTTGCTTATTGTTTCGTCCGAGCTTTGTGGCCCGGCGCTTGCGTTCTTTTTGCGCTTTCTGGTAGGTGGTCTTATCAATGATAGCTGGGTAGAAGTCATCACCAAGATAATGGGCTGTTTCCATCAATCGCTTAGCGGTTCCATGATAGGTTGGAATTCCGGCTTCTGCAGCTGCCTTCGATAAGGACATACCACTCAAATAATTCTTATAGAGCTGTCGGAGCTTAGCGGCAGATGGCTCGTCAATGACGGCAGTGCCATTTTTAATCCGATAGCCAAATGGTGTGTGACCCATTTAATCACCAATCCTTTCTGTGAATGTCAGTCCACATTTCATAACAAATCGAATTTCGTTTCTGCTAATCACCTCAATGTGGTCTGCGTAGCTTTCAAAAAGCTCCTCACTGTAGGCTGTTAACATTTCGGTATGAGATACGAAGTGGAGCAGCAGGTTTGTTTCCGTAACCTTTGCTGAGTCACCGGTCATGCAAATGGTGATTGCCTCGATATCAGAGTGGTAAGTCTCTGCCTGCAGGAGGAGTGCATTTGTCTCCTGATTGTATAAAATCTGGTCGATGTAGCCCTGCGCCATCAGCTTTGTTAAGGTTTCTCGCTGCTCGCTATTCTGGGCCAGAAGAAGCTCCAAGTGCTGAATTCGCTGTACCGCTTCATCTCCAGAAGAATTCTCAAGGGCTTTCAGATAAGGAGCAAGTACTAGGCGATGCCCGTAGATGAGCTTGTTTAGCATCGTTATAAATGCAGCTTTTATCTCATCATCCCTTGCATACTTCATGCCGCAGGTGGCCTTATCCTTCAGGTGGGTATTGCAGGCCCATGCGACATACTTGTAGGTAGTGCAGGTATGAATCCTGCGCTTGAAGGTGTCGCCACATTCTCCGCAGATGATTTTTCCTGAGAATGCGTAGCGCTGCTGGTATTTACCATTGCCTTTTTCGATACCTTTCTCAGAAGCTCTTTGTGCGACCAGTGCGTTGGCAGCGTCAAAATCTTTATGGCTGATAATTGCTTCATGGTGGTCTGGAGCCATGTACTGGTCAACCTCACCGTAATTGATGTGACGATTGAAGTTCTCATCGGTATAGGTTTTCTGAAAAATAACATCACCGGTATATTTCTCATTGGCAAGGATAGCTCGAATGGTAGTAGCGGTCCATTTGCTGTTTTTCTTGGACACAATACCATCTGCATTCAATTCATCAGCGATAGCCTGAGTTCCTTTGCCGGAAAGGACATCAGCAAATATCTTTTTTACAATTTCGGCCTGTGCTGGATTGACGACCATATTTTCTCCATCCCAATCGTAGCCGTAGGGCGTATAGCTCAGCTTGAAGGTTCCGTTCTGGAAGCGGCGCTTAATGGACCACTTGGCGTTTTCGGAAATGGAAGTGGATTCACCTTCAGCCATACTACTGAGAATGGCAAGAAAGAGCTCGCTTTCCATTGAACCGGTGTTTATATTTTCCTTTTCAAAGAAAAGCGGAATATCCAAGCTCTGCAGTTTTCTTACAAGTGCCAAGCAGTCAGTCGTGTTTCGAGAAAAGCGGCTGATAGATTTTGTAATAACAAAGTCGATTTTCTTTGCTTCACAATCTGATATCAAGCGAAGTAACTCCGGACGTTTTTCAGCCTTGGTTCCTGTGATACCTTCATCGAAGTAGAGACCGGCGAACTGCCAATCCTCACGGGAATTGATGTATCGCTCATAATGGGTTTTCTGTGCTTCCAGACTTTCCAGCTGAGCATCACTGCCTGTTGAAACACGGCAGTAGGCAGCGACTCTGAGTTTCTTCTTTTGGGTGCTATTATTTTGTACACCTTCGATTTTTGTTACCTTCTTCACGGTAGTTCACCTCCCTTCGTTAGTGTCACATATTAGCTCTGAAAGCCTTATATATCAACGGATTTCGGGCATAATCTCCACCCAAAATGGAGAGAATGTCTCACGATTTTTCAGCGATAATTTGTTGAACTCTGACAAGGAAATAAGTCCAAGCTCCAACATGTTTTCAGCCACTTTCTGCGCCTGAAAGAAGTTATAATCCTGCTCGATATCGGCCTGCTGGATGGGCTTCGGAGCAGCAGAAACTGGAATTGTTGTTGTGATATTTTCTTGCATAATTGCCTCCAATCTGAGGAAGTTCCTCACTACTAAATGGAGGCGATATAGCGGTTTGGCCGAAAAAGATAAAAATATCTGCCTCCACTATCCAATGGAGAAGAGAGGCCTGTTTTGACGAAAAAATATGAAAAAAAGAGGGCCTGTAGGAGACAATTCCCACAGACCCTGTGAAAAGGTGTGCCTTATAACTTCTTTGCAAAATCAAGAGAAATCCATCCAGCTCCGGATTTGAGCTTACCCCAAAGAGTAGCGCCTGCTCCATTGGACTCTTGAACAATGGTAAAGATGCCCTTGCCAGTGAACTGACCGGTTCTGTCGTAGTTGGTACCCGGACCCTTGCGGATATTCAGATTGGCGATGCTGACCTGAACCTTATAGGACGTATCCTTGGAAGTGGCAGGATCCGGTGTGAGTGCTGCCGGATAGACAACATTTCCAGAGGCATCAAAGACCTTGTAGCCAGAATTCTCGTCTACCTTTTTCTTGGCATTGTCCAGTACCTTATAAGCTCCAATCTGACTCTTGGCATCAGACCAAGACTTGCGTACACGGTACATCTGAGTGGTAGGAGCAGTGCTGCCGCTACCAGAAGTAGTTCCAGAAAGCTCTGCGGTAACCTTCGCAGCCAAATCTCCAAGTCTGGCATAGAGCCAGTCACCCGGACAGGACTTGTTCGCAAACCATCTGTGGACAGTAAGTACCATCTCATCAGACTTCGGTGCATAATTTAAGGTTTTGTCCTTATTGGCAAACCATAAGAGCTTCTTCTTACCGTTACGCTTGCAGATATCCACGCAGAGCTTGATGAGAGATGCGTAGACTTTATCGTTCATCCAGTAAGGCTCCTTGGTATCAGAAGCGCACTCGATGGTAACGGCTCTCTGGTCGTTGGCATTGGAAGATGAGCACCAAGAACGGTTCTTCTCCTCGACATACAAGCCGACTCTGCCGTTTTTATCGATACCGTAGTTGCTGGATGCCTGCGTAGAGGCCTTGGCAAACCAGTCACCAAGGCCTTCTGCAGTACACTGACCCACAACACAGTGAGGTGTGATGCGGTCAATGGAATGAGTTCTCTGTCCAGAATGATTTGGACTCAGTTTGGTATACGCTACCATTTTGCTGTTTGTGTAAGCCATGTTAGTTTTCCTCCTTTGCACTTCTGTCGTGAAGCTGTTCTAATACGACCTTGATTTTTTCAGGGACCGGAAGTCCGAGACGGGCTGCATTTTCCAAAATGCTGACACCTTCATTGGAAATGTAGAAGAAGATGACTGCTGTACGAAGAACACTGCCAGAGCCGATGACGTGAGCATCAAGAATACTGCCAATGCCAACGAGCAAGAAAATCAGCACCTTTCTACAGATACCTTTGAAGCCTACTTCGCTGGAGAGGGTGTGATTGCTAATGGCGCACATGACGCCAGTGACATAGTCGATGGCTACAAATGCGATGAGTGCGTAGAGCAATCCATCCCAACCTCCGAGGAAGTAGCCGAGCCAGCCGCCAATGCCGGTAAAGATGAGTTGAATCGTGTTCCAGAATTCTTTCATGATAAATTCCTCCATTTCTGAAATTTGGTATAAGAAAAGCAGCTACCAGATGATAGCTGCGGATAAAAATTAAGCAGTCCTTTTCCACATGTAGCATGTGATATAGGGCTGCAAGTTATTGTGGGCACTGCCGGAACCAGTAGCGGCAGTGGAACCAGAGATAGTGTGCGAGTGAGAACCGGCGCTGGTAGTTGTCTTATTGCTGACAGCAGTGTAGCCGGAAGTGGCGTCGATAAGCACTCGATTGCCACCGCTGGTACCCCATGAGGCTTTCTGGTTCTTTAAGTCATGGGTATGCCCACCAGCGCTTGCTGTTGCCAGCGTACCTTTTGCATGTGTATGGGAAGGCATCTGCGCTGTGGTCAGTGTGACAGTAGAAGCACCACCTGTTTTTTCTACTGTTGCAAAGTTTGCGTCGTTTGCATTCACGCCGACTGGAACACGGCCCGTTCCCCAAGCCACCCAAGTGCCTCCAAAGTAAGTGGAAGGGTTGGTGTTCTTGACACTCATGTAGATACTTCCGACAGGATAAAGAGCACCTGTGAATTCCTTGATGTAATCCTTCAGCAATTTGCCGTAGACCTTTACATCCCATTTTTCAGATACCTCAAAGCAGTTGTCTGTTTCAGATACCTTACCAACGGCCACACCCTTGCCACCACTCTTAAAGTCCATGACTACCGACGCTGTAGATACGATGTCTGTGATGCTGATAGTTGAGAATGCATCCTTCAAATCATAGCGGACCTCATAGGAGGTCTCGGTGGAAATCTTACCGCCACCAAAGGTGAAGGCCGTACCGGAATTGAAGCTGGCAGAGGCATTGGTCCACGTGCTACTTCCGGCGACTCGGTAGTAGGTGGAGCGAGTCACTGTATTCTTGGAGCTGCATGAAGCAAAGCTGTAGGATACCGTTCCTTTGATGTAGGTTCCATCATCGGTGAGTGTGCCTCCGCTGTTACAACGCTGCGAGTTGTAGGAACTAAAAGAAGGTGGACTGTAGGCGACGACAGAAATCGACACGGTTGCAGCAGCAGAGGTTCTTCCTCTAGAGTCCGTTACGGTTGCTGTGAAGGTAATCGTTCCGGATGAGTTAAGGAAGCCTGTCGTGAGTGAACTCTGTGTTCCAGAGTAGCCGCCACCACTGATACTGTAGGACTTTATAGTGGAGCCGTAGATTCCGGCAGCGCCATTTATCGTTAGTGTTGCTTTCGACTTCGACTGCACATAGATACCCCAAGCGGCAGGGACAGAGCCATCCACACGAGTAGCAGTCAGACTGCTGATGGTAGGCTTGACGGAGGAAGGAACCGTCAAAGTTAGCGTGCAGGTTTTTGTTCCAATCTTAGATGAACCATTGTAGGTATCGCAGGTAATTGTACAAGTTCCACTTGTGGTACTCGGTATTTGGTTTGCCAATGCGAGAGCAGGTGTCCACGATACAGATGTGGAAGTAGTCTTTGTTGTGATGGTTCCAGTAGCACTACCAAAGGAATAGGTCAACGTATGGGTGAATGAGGAAGATGCCCTTGAAATAGAAATTGTTGTGGCACTTCCCATGTTCACTGGTGTTGCCGATACTGAAGATGCTCTTGGAATCGTGTTTAGAGTATGGGTCCCACTTGCGGATACATTGACTGCGTAGCTATAGACACCGGCCTCACAGCTTAATTTGAAAGATTTTGTTCCATCTGCATTATGACTGATTTTTAAGGAGCCCGACGCTACAATGGTTCCGTTATAGAGCTGAATACGATTATCGGTTGAAGTGGAGTAGATGGTTGTACCGTTGATGACAGCCTTAAATCCACCGGACATGACCCAGCCGCTTGCAGAGCCAGAACCTTTGAGGGTCCATGCAATAGTTGATGTATTGTTTGCTATATTCTGACTGGACAATGTCCAAGAGAGAGTAACAGAGCGGCCTTCTTTCTGGCCGGTTGTAATACTTCCGCTGGAAGCCATAATGAATCACTCCTTTACGATGCCGGGCCTCTCCATTTGATAGAGAGGTTACCGTTACTTCTTGGGATAAAGTCAAACCATCCTCTAGTCTCATTTCCAAGGGATAATTTGTTGCGAATCTCCGCATTGGTGATGACCAAGCTGTTATTGGAGATATATGCGATTTTCTGACCGTTCTCTTTGAAGGCCAGTTCATTGTTGGAGAGCTCGGCAGTGAAGGCATTTCCTACTTTGCCAAGTTCAATAAGAGCTCCTTTGAAGCGGATATATTCTTCAAGGAGCTCCTGATTAGTTGCGATATTGTCCTTCAGTTCATCTGTGATAGTGGAGAAGTCCATACGGATTTCGCTACTGTTTTGAGTAATCGTAGATTGAAAATTCTGCTGGATAGTTGCCATTTCTGAGCGTGAGATATAGTCTTCACGGACAGCGAGACGAATCTGCTCTGAGAATTTTGAAATCTCCGAATAACACTCACGCACATTTTCCCGAATGGCTGCGATGTCATCCTCGTATCCGGCAACATTCTGGAAAGAGGCCTGACAGGAAGTGATAAGTGCCATAGGATCACCTCCTACTTGGAAACATCACACTGCAGTGTCAGCAAGCTGTCGATATCGGCAGCGGAGAGATAGATGACCTTGCCAGTTTTACCAAAGTTGACTGCATTGCCATCCTTATCCTGTGCGTACCAGTTATAGGTCAGAGACTGCTTTTCTGTTGCATCGGCCCAAGCGCTACCAGAATATTTCTGGAGTGTGACGGTCTTTGCTGAGTGACTGATTTTATACCAGAAGGCACCAGTCGCAGGATTGGAAGGTGCTGTCTCACCGATAGGGCCGAGCAACGCATCCACTTCCTGCTGATTGGTGCGGACGATGACGTAAGGGCAGACACCACCCTGATTGTTCTTTACCGTAAAGCCTCCGATAGAAAGAAGCTCTGATACATACGGGTCAGATTTATCTTCAACTGTGATGACATCCACATAGGACTTGCCGCCATAGGTCATCGTGCAGCGGTAGGACTGAATGTTTACGATGTCGCTTCCAGATACCGTCAAGGTAGCAGAGGTCGCACCGGAGATATTTGTCCATTTGCCACCAGTGTATTTTGCCCACTGATAAGTAGCACTGGTGATAGCAGTCGTTCCAGAATAGGCAGAGGTTGCAAGTGATAGGCTTCCGGACTGGTTCATCACGATAGTGCCGTTGGGCGCATAAACGGAGAAAACAACAGCACTGGTGCCATTACTTCCTCTGGTGGACTTCGCCCATGCAAACTTCTTCACGACTGTTTTTCCAGAGATAGTGAAGGTCAAATCAACGGTACCGTTGACAACATTCGCACCGCCGAGTGTAGCAGAGGCTGCAACAGAAAGAACGATGGAACCAGCAGCAGATGCAGTTGCCGCAGTATTGGTCTTCAGGGTCATACCAGAAGGCAGTGTTCCAACGGAGCAGGTACAGGCAGTCTGTGTGATGCCAACATATCCGGTAAATGGAATCGTGATATCAAGGGCTGCAGTTGCTGCACCAGAAGAGGAGCACGCAATGGTCTGGGCCTCATTACCGAGAATGATAGAAAGTCCGCCGGTTCCTGCTACACCCGGAGACCCCGGAGAGCCTTTGCTGCCGTCATACATTTTGGTAATGGAAATGGTATCATAGACATCGGCATCGTCTGTAAGGAGCTTGATTTGAGCGACATTATCGACGAATACGGTGTGCGCAGGCTTTACGACGAGCGTTCCACCCGTGATGCTGGTATTGTCGGAAGTTGTCGGATAATCTGCCCATGCACCAGAGCTGTTTTTATACTGCCACTTGGAAATGGAGACACCCTGAATCTGTGCTGTCAACGTTGCCTGAGAAGCACCAACGAGCGCAGAAGAAGCATTGTACTTGAATACATAGGTATCTGCTGTCGCATAAGCGAGCTTTGCATTCTCTGCATTACGCACCAAAGTGTAGGTAATATCCGATGTGATATTGACCGTGTTCTTGGTCTCGGAATCGTAGTAGCTGATATAGCAGATGTAGGTAATCATCCCTGTGGAAGAGACAGCCAGCACATTGCTGTTGACCTTCAGGATTCCTCCGGTAACTTTCTCATTGGAATTCAGTGCTGTCTCAGCGCCGCTTCCGTCCTTGCGTTTCCATGTGATAGTCAGACCAGAGGAATTGAGTGCAACATTGGTCTGGTCAAGGAAAACGACCGGCGTAAGTGTAAGATTTGTGCTGGCCCAGCTTGGTGCGTAGGTGTGCGGCAGCACATTCGGGTTTTCACTCTGCGTCTTAGGCAGATTGGAAGTGATATAAGCCGACAGCTTTCGTTGGTCTGTAATGTCCACGAAGGTCTGCTGGCTGGAAGTTAAGATTGTAGGCATTTTCTGGCCCTCCTTTATACAGATACTTCACAGTAGAAGGATGCGTTATCTTGCACATCCTCTGTGGTTATGATGATTGATTTCATTCCAGTGTGGGTGGAATCCCACTGTGCATCCGCCTCTTCATTACCGGATTTCCTATGCCAGACAAAAGCAGAATCCGGAAGAGTTGTAGTGATATCCTTATCCCATGAGTACACCTTGCAGGAAAGACGACTATTCTGGCCCTTGTCCTTAAAGATGCTGATGCCATCCACGATGAGCTCCGTGCGGTACATCTTAGAAGCGGCGATGCCATCCACCTTACCGGAAATACCTTCAATAGTAGCAGTCTGACCGAGCAGTTCATCCTCGATGGCTGTAAGGTTTTCATTTTGCTTTGCGGAAATCGTAGTAAGCTTGATACCGCTGGCCCCAATGGTGATGGTGTTGCCAGAAGGATTTAAGTAATCTACGGTCTTGCTCATGCAGGCGTAGCGCCCATCAATGCCATGAGGCGGAGACAGGCAGTCCACAAATTGTCTGGCGTGGATGCTGCCGATATCTGCTCCGGTGTCTGATTCGTCTACAATGGTCAGCTCCATGCTTGTGATACCGGCGATAAGTTCTGCCAGACGAGCATTGGCTTTGCGGAGCAGGTTTCCCGGAAGCGTGACATTTTCCCAGACTTCTGTTGTCCATATCCATCCGATTTCTTTTACAGCGGCATCATCGTAGATATAATTTTGACCACCGTTTACAGAAGTGATGTCGATACGTTCATCGGATTCGACCTCGTTTCCTTTTTCATCGGTGGTCTTTTTCTTAGCCCCAAGTGGGATGAGAGCTGTGATGCGCTCGGTATGGTCACGGGTGATTTTGACATCCATGAGGTTTTTGCCATATTCCACGGTCTGGATAGAATGTACATTGAACTCAGCAAGGTAATCCAGAACCTTCCCGGAATCTGTGTAACGGACCATCAAGTAGCCGCCATGTGTATTGATGAGCTTACTTTTGATGGCATCCAGCGTGCAGGAATACTCAGAATTGCTGTAGCTGATATAGTCATTGTTGTCCGTGACTGTGATATTCCCCAGTTTGAAACGTTTCTTTTCTTCAACGGCCTTATTGTGCACGGACAGGAAATACTCCAATAGACCTTTGAGGGTCCCCTTATAGGAGAAGGGCGGCTGCTGACTATCCTTGAGATAGGCCAGAGCCGACTCACAGGTCCAAGTATGCGTATTGTAAAAATCACTGCCGTCATTTAGAGCACGGCCTTCAAATACGGTGTTGTCACCCTTTTTGCAAATAATGGTGGATGCCATCGGGTGGATGGAATCCAGATAGGGATGATTAAAAGGGGCAGACAGTGTCAGGCTATCGATGTTCTCTGCGTCCTCGGTCATCTTTGCTTCTGTAATAGCAAGCTGAGAAAGCTGCGGATGATAGAAAAGCTGACCATCAACATATATACGAAAGATACTCATAGGCGGCCCTCCCTGAAGCGGAAGGTCGTCGTACCGGTTCCTTTGATGGTGACGGTATTTCTGCCAGCTTGTAATTCAAATTCTGGAAGCGTCCAAGTGCCAGCACTGAGAGACTTTCTAAAAGTATCGCCGCTGATGCTCCAGCTAAGAGCTGTTTCTGCCGTGGTCGTGATAATAGGGACCACAGGCATAAAGTCATTTTCGATGATAAGAGTACCGGAACCAGTCAGATTAACAACCGTCTCATCAACGTGGTAACGATAGGAGTCGGCATCTTCACTGGAAATTACCAGCTGACCTTTTCCGGAGATAGGGTCATATTCAGAAGTAATCTCCAAAGTTCCGATGGCATAAAGCTCAGGTTCTTCGCTGGTCGATACCTTTACGAGTTGACCGGCATAGCGGTTTGCCATTTCAGCAACCATCTGGTCATATTTTGTTCTGGTTCCCAGCATGGAAAATGTCAAAGAAAAGCTCCGAGGCTGATACGATACACGCCCCAGAGCTTCTGTATAACGAATGGGAGAATTCCTTCCCGGCACCATAATCGTATTGGTCTGCGACTGCGGCACGGGAAAGGAGATAGTTTCTCTGAGCCAGCCCATGCCAGCGACTGATGCTCCGTTTAATTTGATGTCAGGTGTCATAGACTGAGCCTCCTTTGTAATTTTTGTGCTTTACCAAGCTCACCGTCGATTGCCGGGAGCAGGTGTCCAACCAGTGTACCATCCTCAAGGTAGATACCTTTGCTGGAATTATCTGCGATGACCGCCAGATATTTTTCCATTGCACTGGTATTGAGATGACTAGAAATCATCGCTTCCAGCTGCTTGTAGAAACCGGCCAGAGGAAGGATTGCTTCTGCACCGGCCTCACCACCAGCCATCAAGGAAGAACCGTTCATACCAAAGATGGTAGGGCTGGTCATGATACCACCTTCCTTGTACCAATCGATAGAAAGATGAGGAACAGAAGGTGGAGCAATGGAAAGTTTACCGGATACTCTAAAGTGTGGCAGCTTGATATGCGGCAGTGAAATCTTCATGCCAGAGAAAAAACCCTTGATGGCATCCACCACACCTTTGACCTTGTTCTTTGCGGCCTCGATAGGAGTAGTGATAGCAGATTTTATGCCGTTCCATACCGAGGTGGCGGTCGATTTGATTCCATTAAAGATGCTGGTGACAGTGCTCTTTACGGAATTAAACACACTGGTGACCGTCGACTTGATAGCATTGACCGGAGTCGTGACTGCAGTTTTCACTGCATTCCACACTGTGGTCGCCGTGCTCTTTATCGCATTGAATACTGTCGTTACGACAGATTTGATGGCATTGACGACTGTGGTCACCACCGTTTTTATCGCATTCCATACGGTAGTAAATACGGTCTTGATGGCATTCATCACGGTGCTGATAACGGACGCCACTGCATTGATGACTGTCGTCACCTTGGATTTAATAGCATCCCAGACTGCGATGATGATTTCTTTACAGTTCTCCCAGATAAAACGGAATGGGAGAGTGATGATATCAACCGCAGCTTCCAGAATGGAACCAATCAGCATGATGCCAGTCTGGACGATATTCTTGATGGTCTCCCAGATTCCAGTGAAGAATGAGACGATGCCATTCCAGATTCCTTCAAAGAAGGCCTTTATATTGGTCCAGACCTCATTCCAGCTAGTGCCAAACCAGCCGAGGACAACGTCAGCAACACCCTTGATAACATTCAGGATATTGGTGAAGAAACTGCTGATTCCGTTCCATATGGAAGAGAAGATTTCCTTCACTCCAGTCCATGCTTGGGACCAGTTTCCGGTAAAGATGCCGATAAAGACATCAAGGATACCTGTTATGACACCAGTCACAGTGGAGAGAATATTGGCGATGTGATTAAACACTCCTTCAAAGATAGGAGCGAGAATCTGACAAAATCCATCCCAGACGGTTTTTAGTACATCCACGATATCTGTAAACTGAAATCCTAGCGCATTTAGTCGGTCTACGATTCCTTGACAGAAGCCGGAAATGGTATCTTTGATACGATTCCATGTTCCGATAATGGCATCACGGAAGCCTTCGTTGGTCCTCCAAAGATGAACAAAGGCAGCCACCAAAACAGCGATGACTGCAACAACTGCCAACACGGGAGCAGAGACACCACCAAGTGCAGCGCCCAGCTTACCGAGGATACCGGTACCACCTTGGATGGCAACTTTTAATTTACTGACGCCATTGGCTAGTTTTTCAAAGCCCTGCATCGCCACACCAATTTTCGATATGGTCGTTCCGATGATAATTAGTAGCGGTCCGATTGAGGCGACCAAAAGAGCAATGGTAACAATGGTCCTCTTGGTACCGTCATCCATCCCATTTAGCTTATCCACGAAGCCTTGGAGTTTCGAGACGATAGAACGGATGGCAGGCATCAGAATATCACCAAAGGAAATGGCAAGCTCCTGAAGCTGTGATTTTAAGATGGTCAGCTGACCGGCAAGGTTGTCCTGCATGGTTGTTGCCATTTTCTCAGAGACACCATCGCAGTTTGCAATTGCACCGGAGAGCTTGTCGACATCCGCAGGGGCGGCATTCATCAGTGCAAGAAAACCGGACATGGCATTTTTACCTACAAGGGATTCAGCTGTCTGCGCTTTTTCTGACTCTGTGAGGCTGCCAAACGCTGTTCGACAGTCGCCTAAGATATCAGAAAGGCTGCGCATGGAACCGTCTGCGTTTGTGGTTGCAATGGTGACATCTCCGATGGCTTTACCGCTGATTTTTATATCGCCGGAAAGGTTGTTCATAATAGTACGAAGTGCAGTACCGGCCTGCGTGGATTTGATACCGGCATTGGCCATAAGGCCGATGGCTTCAGCAGTGTCTTCAGCAGAAAAACCAAGGGCACCGGCAATCGGTGCACAGTATTTAAAGGTTTCTCCCATCATAGAAACATTCGTGTTCGCATTGGAGGATGCAGCGGCAAGAATGTCAGCAAAGTGACCGGAATCCTTGGCGGTAAGGCCAAAAGCGGTGAGGGCATCTGTTACGATATCCGAAGTTGTCGCAAGATCCTCACCGGAGGCGGCAGCCAGGTTCATAACACCTTCGATGCCATCCAGCATATCTCCGGTTTTCCATCCAGCCATCGCCATGTAATTCATTGCCTCTGCAGCTTCTGTTGCAGAGAATTTTGTTTTTGCACCCATTTCACGGGCTTTGTCTCGAAGGGCATCAAAGTCATCGCCGGTAGCACCAGAAACAGCAGCCACCTGACTCATAGCAGAGTCAAAGTCAGCTGCTGTCTTTACTGCGGCGACACCAACACCACCAATTACAGTGGTGATGCCCATCATCTTTTTACCGGCCCCGGCGATAGAATTACCGACGGATTCCATTTTTTGTCCAGCTACATCAATTTTTGAAAGCGTAGTGCTTGTTGTGGCAGCTTCTTGCTGCAGGCGTCGTAATTCTTCCTCGGTTTCTATAATTTCACGCTGAAGTGCGTCATATTTGTCCTGACCGAGTTCACCGTTTTCCAGCTGTTGTTTGGCCTGCTCCTGTGCTACCTTCAGTGCATCCAGCTTTTCCTTGGTGGCTCCGATTGCATCCTTTAAGAGTTTTTGCTTTTGTGCAAGAAGTTCTGTGTTTGATGGGTCCAGCTTCAAAAGTCGGTTGACGTCCTTTAAGGCAGACTGCGTTGTTCGGATGGAAGTATTGACCGACTTTAATGCTTTATCAAGGCCGGTAGTATCGCCACCAATTTCTACGGTGATACCTTTGATTCGGTTTGCCACGTGTACGTCACCTCCTTAGAATTTATCGAAGTCCTCCTGTGTTGCAATTTGCTGGTATTTCACATCGTCGTTTGCCTTTTCCGTCCAGATGTCCATCACCATTCCGATGGTCAGAAGGTCAAGGTCTCGGATAGAGATACCGATTTCTATGCAACGCAGGATGAACAACGGTGTGGTCATTTCCCTGCTACTGCGATGAAGTTTTTTTTAGATTCGATTTCGGTCTGAAGATTCATGCCCCAGAGTTCAAGGATTTCAGGAAGCACCTCGTAGATGGAGAACATCTCGAATTCATCCAGCCAGTCATCGATGGTGGCAGGGATGCTGTGGTCTGCATGGTAGGCCATGATATAGGCCACGTTCTCGAAAATCTCCAAGTCCTCAATCTCGAAGGAGGAACCATCATCCGAGTTGCCTTTGTAGGAAGACTCAAGACGTGAGAGGTCCTTGAAAATATCACGCTTGAACTTCATACGATAGAGTCTGGGGATAGTGGCGGAGGAACGGAATTTGACCTGTTTATCACCAATATCGATTGTTTTTTCTAACATGTCTTACGTCCTCCTTATCCTTCTGTCTTAGGCACCGGCACATAGACCTGCTGGTACCAGTTCTTATAGGTTTCTGCGTCAGTTTCATCACCGGTGCGGCTCTTTACAAGACCATCTTCTCTAGGGTCAGCAGTAAGCGTGAGCTTCTCCTTACCCGGCTCAATGGTATCTTCCTTGGTCTCAGACTCGATGGACGGACGAGAGGAAGTGCAGTTATAGAGCACATGACGGATGCTTCTGACATCGCCATCAAACTCGAAGAGCAATGCAAACTTCTCAAGCTCGGTGATGTTTGCCTTTTCAATAAGCACGCCATTGGTGTCCAGTTCTTCCTTCAGAATTTCTGTACGGAACCATTCAGGGATGAGTGCGATTTCCAAATCACCGCTGTAACCGTTGTTTGCAGTGGAACGGAAATATACGATACCGTCAGCATAGAACGGAGAGCTATCGCCCTCGGCATCCAAGCTGATGCTGACTGCGCCGGGGATAGCTTTCGGCTTTGCGTAGGTAAAGGAGCCGTCCTCGCCACGAGTGAGCTTGGCGGCATGAACATTTTTCAGGTTATATTTGACTTTATTACCCATGTTGATTAAACCTCCATTTCAAATGTGTAGAGGACTTCATAGAGCTTTTCGCTCTCAATCCAGACCTCTGTTTTGTTATAAAAAATGCCGTGTTCATCAAGCACAGCTTCAAGTGTTGCTTCCAATGCCGGGTCTTTGCTATCACAGTAGAGCTCGATATGGACCTCATTGATTTTGTAGTAGACACGGCCATCTGCGGAGAAGTTATCACTTCCCGGAAGCAGGTAGCAGATGAAGGGTGGATTTGGCGACTCGCCCTCAGAAAAGTGGTCATAGGCAAAGGGCAGGGCTATCTCCGATAGGATTTGCAGTAATCTATCCATTTTTCAGACACCTCTCAATCTCAGATTCCAATTCTTTGATACCGGCTTCTTCTGCAGGAGCGATATGGGAACGACCAGCCACACGGCCACCGCCACGCTTGGCATGACCAAATTCCAGAAGGTGGGCTAACTGATAGCGATTTCTGGAATACACCGTGACCTCCAGCGATTTGGAGGTTTCCTTGGTGTTCTTCACAGACCAGCTTTTGCTGTAGGCACCGGTGTCTTTTGGAGCAGAACTTTGGATTTGCTTCTTTACCGTATTACCGGCTTTTTTGACAGCTGCCTTCATATCTACTGTGGCGAGGTCTGAATATTTGGTCAGTTCCTTCATAACGGCATCAGCAAGGCCATCAATCTTAACTTTCTGGGCCATGTCATCGCCTCACTTTCTGGCAGGAGAGCTTGATGCATTTCCTCTTGAAATTCATGTGGTCTACAGCCAAGATGTCGTATAACTCGCTTCCAAACTGCACCCGGTATTCAGTTGAGGTGAGCGCTGCAGCTTTCTTACAGTAGCGGATAGTGAAATCAATCTTAGAATCATCGACCACAAGACCGGCATCGGTGGATTCCTTTCCGGCTTCCGCACTAACAGTGGCATAGCAGGTGTAGTAGTCTTTCCAAGCGTTCTTTCGATTTCCGATGGCATCTGAGATGACCTCATTCTTCTGGATGAAGATATGGACATTGAGTAGCTCGATATTCATCAGAAGGCCTCCTTTCTGGAAGCGAAGAGAAGAGAGCGCAAAGTCAGTGTCAGAGCATGGTGGTCTGCTTCCTCACGGTGCTCGTAGAGATAGGCCACAGCATAATAGACTGCTGGCTTTGCGTTTTCGCTTTCTTCAAAGGCATCTTCATCTTGCCTTGTGATATCCATGCAGAGGCGTGTAGCTGATGTGATGAGCGTCTCGATGAGAAAATCGTCATCATCAAAATCCACTCGGAGATACTGCTTCATTTCTTCTAAAGTGACAATCATCGTTTATCGCCTCCAATCATAAAAGGAAGGCAACGCCACCTGGAGATGACGCCACCTTTATCCTTAGCCCTTAGAAGAACCACTGAGTTTCAAAATCTGTACTGCTTCCGGAAGAATCAGTTTACCATCGACACGTTCCTTTGCTACATAGCCAATCATACCGTTGCCTGCAAAAAGCTCAGTGAGTTGCTTGAAGGAACGAGTACCACGATCACCAATGTTGTAATAGCTGTAATCACCGAAAGCGATAGCATTCTCCGGTGCATACGCAGAGGTATGAACGGCATAGCCAAGTACCTTATCCGGTTCACCGGACTGATAGGAAGGCTGCCAGATGTATGCACCATTGTTGTCCTTCAGCTTGCGGAGCTGTGCCAACGTCTTATCATTCATGATGAAACTTGCATTCTTGCGATACGGACGCTTAAGAGCGTATACCAGGTCAAGTATATCATCAGACTTGATCGCAGCAGAAAGCGTACCTGCTATCGTGCCGCCGCCAGTCGCAGCGAAAAGGCCGGTCGGTTTGCCGGAACCGTCACCGTTGAGGAATGCATCCTCCTCGGCATTTGCCAAAGCCTTACCAAACTGATCGATGATGTAATTTTCAAGACCGAAGGCATTATCATAGAGAAGTTCTTCGGTGACCTTGATAGCTACATGGAGTTTGTGCGCATCCAAAAGGATCTGACTGAAGGTCGCATCAGAAAACTGAAGTGCGCCACCTTCCTCAATCCATGCAGCCGCAGGTTTCGTAGCAGCGATGTTGATCTTATGCTCACCGGAAGTCGTGATAGTGTGTCCAAGACTTCTCATGATGTTTTCTTCGGTAAGAACATCAATCAAACGACTGTCATATTCCTCCGGCACAAGGTAGCCACCATCGGCATCAACACCTTCCTGCAAGATGTTGGATACCTGACGGAAGTTGGTGCGGAGTGCCTGAAGCATACCATTCTTGTATTCATCAGAAGCACGACCAGTTTTTACAGGTTTATCTGTGGCAGAATTCCCCGGCTTAGAAGTGAGAGGCTTGTTTACCGGCTTATTAAGCTCGGCCTCCAATGATTCTTGTCTTTCAAGACGAGCAATTTCCTTACCAAGATCGGCGATTTCCTGTTCCATTCTGGAATAAGTAGCATCGTCCTCGGCAGTAAGAGTACCTTTCTCGGTACGGTGAGAATCAAGAAATGCCTTTGTAGCATTCCATGCAGTGTTGCGCTTTTCACGCAGTTCTAAAATAGTCATAATCGAATACCTCCATTAAATGTGTTGTTTGATTAGGGCAAGACGCTCCATGAGTGTATCTACGGAGCGTTCCGGTGTTTCAGGTTTCTTGATGCGGCATTTGGCAGCCAGCTTATCCATAAGGGAGTTGGTCACAGCTGCACGGGAGAAGAGCATCGGACCAGTAGCGTTATTTTCTACCGGTGTTTCCGCTGGTCTTGTCAGGATTTCATCGGCAAAGCCCATATCGATGGCCGTATGTGCATCCATCCAAGTTTCTGCATCCATGAGATGGGAGAGCTTGGCACGACTCATACCAGTCTTGATTTCGTAGGCATTGATGATGGATTCCTTGACTTCATCTAGCATGGCGATAGCCTTCTGCATCTCAGTGGTGTCACCCATAGCTGCAGTCATCGGGTTATGAATCATGAGCATGGATACCGGAGATACCAGCACCTTTGTACCTGCCATAGCGATGACGGATGCAGCAGAGGCTGCGATGCCATCAATCTTTACGGTGACATTGCCGGGATACTCCATCATCATGTTGTAAATCTGGGCTGCGGCCACACAGTCGCCTCCCGGAGAGTTAATCCAAATGGTGATGTCTCCGTTTCCGGCAAACAGCTCATCTCGAAAGAGCTTAGGTGTGACATCATCGTCAAACCAGCTTTCCTCTGCGATGGTGCCGTTTAGAAACAGCGTCCTCTCCAGTGTCTGCTCCTGTGTCTCCTGATTGGTCACCGTCTGCTTCTTCCACTTCCAGAACTTCTTCATCGTTCTCGTCCTCCTTTCCGGCAACAGTGGTCGCTGCGAATATTCCTGCATCCTCCAGCTTGGTCATGTTTCCGTTGATGAGATATAAGTCACCACCAAGTTCCGGTGGGATGAGGTCTAGGTTTTCAAGTTCACGGATATCATTTGCGGACATCCAGCCGTTCTGTCTTGCCGTAGCGTAACCGTTCATACGGCTTTGATAATCGCCACGTAAGAGGCCGTCGACATTGAACTTTACAAAATAAGCAGCCTTCTCCGATTCAGATAGAAGGGCACGATTGATGGACTGTTCCCAACGGACAATCCAAGGTTCCAAGGTGTACTTCACAAATTCGAGAGATTGCTGCTCAATATTAGAAAAGCTTGATTTCTCTAGGTCACCGACCATGTGGGGCGGTACTCTAAAGATTCGAGCTATTTCATCAATCTGAAATTTTCTGGTCTCCAAAAACTGTGCTTCATTCGGGGAGATGGAGATGGGCGTATATTTCATGCCTTCTTCCAAAACTGCTACCTTATGAGAATTGTTCCCAGAGAAGCCTTTGGTCCAGCTTTCTCTGACAGCTTCCGGATTTTTTACTGTTCCGGGATACTCTAGAATGCCTCCCGGTGTGGCTCCGTTTGCAAAGAACTTAGCACCATATTCCTCCGTAGCAATGGCAAGACCAATAGCGTTCTTCGCCATAGCGATGGGAGAGTAACCGACCAGACCATCAAAGCCGAGGCCCGGAACATGGAGCACATCCGACGGTTTCAGGATGACCGTTCCATTTTTCATGGTAGGTGCATCGGAGTCCTGCATCTGATATTGGTAGTAGAGGTGACCTTTATCGTCACGGTCTACGCTCATTCGATTGGCCATCAGCGGATAGAGAGCGACGATTTCACCCTTGCCATTTCGGATAATCTGCGCATAGGCATTTCCATAAAGGAGCAGGTGTGTCATCAAGGTCTCACGGAAGACAAAGGAGGTCATTTCCGGATTTGGCTCATCGTGAATCAGTCGATACAGCGGATGCTTGATAGCTTTTTCCTTGCCACCGGAGCCAGTGTATTTGTAAACATGGACTGGAAGGCCAGCGATGGACTCGGAGAGAATCCTGACGCAGGCATAGACTGCAGTCATCTGCATAGCGCTTCGTTCATTGACGGATTTGCCAGAGTTGCTGCCACCAAAGAGAAAACGGTAGGCGCTACCATTGGTGCTGTTGGTGGTCTTGTCTCTGGAATGAAACAGTCCTGATAAGAATCCCATAGGTCATCACTTCCTTTCAGATAAACAAAATGCCTCTGTCATCGTAGACAGAAGCACCGGTAATATTTCCACAGCGGATAGCACGGTCGAGCCCCATGATAGTAGCGACAGCACCGTCGATTTTCTCTGTGGATTTTTCTTTGTCAGCTTTTACATTACCTGCTGGGTCGGTACGGATATAGATGTTATCCATCATCCAGCGGAGTACCGGATGTCCACCGTGGGCCAGCTTTTGCTCCAGCGTCAGTTTCATGAGTTCCTTGGTCGGTGGGGACATATCCTTAAATCCCTGACCGAAAGGAACAACGGTAAAGCCCATACCCTCAAGGTTCTGTACCATCTGGACAGCTCCCCAGCGGTCAAAGGCAATTTCTCGAATATTGAAGCGTTCTCCAAGTCGCTCGATGAATTTCTCGATGTAACCGTAATGGACGACATTTCCTTCGGTGGTCTCCAGAAAGCCTTGTCGTTCCCAGACGTCGTAAGGGACATGGTCTCGTCGGACTCGAAGCTCCAGCGTATCTTCCGGTATCCAAAAGTACGGAAGGATACAGAATTTATCATCCTCATCCAGTGGAGGAAATACCAGCACGAAGGCAGTAATATCCGTTGTGGAAGAAAGGTCCAGACCACCGTAGCAAACACGGCCTTCCAGCGCTTCTTCATCAACCTTGAAGGAGCAAGCATCCCATTTCTCCATTGGCATCCAGCGGACAGCCTGCTTGACCCATTGATTGAGCCTGAGCTGTCTAAAGGAGTTCTCCTCACCGGGATTCTGCTTGGCAGATTCACAGGCAGCTTCGACTTTATCGATACCGACTGTAATACCGAGAGAAGGGTTTGCTTTCTTCCAGACCTCTGGGTCAGTCCAATCATCGGATTCATCGGCACCGTAGATGACAGGATAGAAGGTAGGGTCGATTTTTCTTCCCTCAAGAATATCCTTTGCTTTTTGGTGCGTTTCATAGCAGATGCTATTGGTATCTGTACCAGCAGTGGTTATGAGGAAGTAGAGTGGCTGCGTTCTTGCATCGCCGGAACCCTTGGTCATAACATCAAAGAGTTTTCGATTCGGCTGAGTGTGCAGCTCATCAAAAACAACTCCGTGAATATTAAAACCGTGCTTGGAGTAGGCCTCTGCAGATAGTACCTGATAGAAGCTGTTGGTCGGTTGATAGACGATACGCTTCTGGGAGGCGAGGATTTTTACTCGTCTATTCAGTGCAGGACACATACGCACCATATCAGTAGCTACGTCAAAAACGATAGTTGCCTGTTGGCGGTCAGCTGCACATCCATAAACCTCAGCTCGTTCTTCACCATCACCACAGGTAAGGAGCAGGGCGACGGCAGCAGCAAGCTCGGACTTTCCCATTTTCTTAGGAATTTCTACATAGGCAGTATTGAACTGGCGATAGCTATTTGGCTTTAAGGTTCCGAAGATATCTCTGATAATCTGTTCCTGCCAGTCTATGAGCTCAAAGGGTTTACCGGCCCATGTGCCTTTGGTATGGCAGAGACACTCAATAAAATTGACTGCGTAATCCGCCATCTGTTTACTATAGGTGGAGTCCGCAGCCATGAAGCGTGTCGGTGTGTAGTTTTCAAGTTTACGCAAATGTATGCGCCTCCTTTCGCAGAAATAAAAATAGCCGCCCGGTGGCGACGTCTATAACGAGGAACAGCCCCATCCGGGACCGTCCTGCCTGATATTCTTTTCAGGTGGTTAGTTGTGTTCGTTCAGAAGAATGCAAAGCGCCATTTCTGCTTCTTTGCAGGTTGGTTTGATGTCCCAGCCTCTGTCGTAGTTGGTAATCCACTTGCCGTCCATCTTCAGGCTGAGTTTGGAAATCTTACCTCCGTTGATGCCGTAGTCTTCACTTGGCTCATCAAAGCGCTTGACCCAGTATTTAACCTTCTTGTATTCTCCGTCCTTTGTTGAGATTCCGATGTTTCCTTCTTTCCACATTTGTTTGTCCTCCTTGTGTGTTTCTTTCCTTTTGGTAGTACTATATATCACTCTAAAGGCACATAATAGCAAGTCAATTCGAGCCATATAGTACACAAATATCTGTAGGAAAATCTGTGAATCTAGGAGAATTGTTAGATATCAAAGTGAGGGATTTTTTGGAGCGTATTGCCTATAGAAACTTCATAGTATGATCCACAATCTCTACACATATTAGCCTTTGTCCAAGGACCCTCGAAGATAACATAAGTCGTGGAAGTGCCATCTTCAAATGTGATTAATAAACAGTCGGCTGTTTTAATCGTCCATCCAGGGTTAAGTTCTTCATAATATTTTTTATCTGACTCTGATAGGAGAGAATTAAGTATTTTATAATTCATATACATGATTCCTTTCTTAAGAGAATTTATGCGATTTATGCAAGTGCATGCATAATAATTGGAGAATCAGATCCTGCATAATAAAGTGCACGTATCGTGTTATAATTAATCCATTCCTCAGCATCTGTTTCTTCAAAGCCTTCTTCTTCAACGAGCCATCTAACCATTTTATCGTAATCATAGATGGCGCGGTTGTCCTCTGTGACTCCGATTAAAGCGTCATCGTAAGAGTAATCAGTTAAAAGTTTTATGCGACTAATATCATAATCAGCTAATTTATCAAAGCTCGTCATATATAGTGTTTCCTTTCTCAATAAAATTATCGAAACATAAATTGTGAGTCATCATCAATCCAGAGGTGCATGTCACTAGCAGTTAGTATTGCGTGATCGGAGTGAACTTCAGTGATGATCCCTTGTGTGATGCTGTCCCCATCAAATTCATGTGTTTCATAAATAGTTACTCTTCCTATATCCCAATTTCTCCAGTCTTTTCTGATGGTGTCACCATTAATATTTTTTTCTACAAAAGTTAGCAGAGCAAGTAGACGTTCTACCTTTTGATGTTCGTCAAATTCAGACACACTAATGGAATAGTAGAGAGCTTCTGAATCTGGTTCATAAAACAAACGAAAATAATTTAATGCATCGTTACGTGTTTTGAATTCGTATGTTTTGATCCTCATTTTTTCACGACATTTAAATATAACGAAGTATCGATTATTCATTTGTGACCTCCTTACAGCGGTCAACGCCGTAAATGACGTTGAGTCCGGAGCCATTGTCCCAAGCTACCATGATGCTTCCAGTATCGTCGACACCAATGACGGTGCCACGTGTGCCCACCGGAGGGGCTTGTGCGTCGTCCATCTGGACCAGCTCCACACGGGTGCCTGCTGGATAAAGGCGGCGCTGTTTGGCCACCTGTTCCTTACTTGGAAATTGCATGGCCTTCACCTCCTTTGAATGCGCTGTTGCCAGGAAGATGTCTCATCAGGATTTTGCGGTCTGTTTTGTACTCGTCACCAATGAAGCCGAGGCGGAGAAGGAAGCAGCGGAAAGCGTAGCGCTCATTGTCCACCGGTTTTTCAGTAGCGCTGATTCGTTTCTGCTCCTTGCTCATTTTGCAAAGGGCCACAATCAGTGCACTGTAGGCGTGGACCTCATCCGGTTCAGGAAGTTCTTTGAACCAAGGGAAGGAAATGCTGTCCTCGTTCAGTTCAAAGCGCAAGTCCTCGATGTGAAGAGCGTGTTTGATGAGGGAGCCTTTGGCATCCAGAAGGTTGGTGAGGTTTCCGACCTTGACCTTATCCAGCGGAATGGTAATGGTAAGTCCAGACTCTTCTGCAGGAGCGTCATCAGCTTCCAGTTCCTCAGCTGGGAGGAAGTCTGTTTCTTCCGGACGATAGCCGCCTGCATCCAAGAGGGTGAGAAGCTCGTCGAATTCTTCCTTGGTCATAGTGTCCGGGCCTTCGATATTTCCTTCTCTGGTAAGAAGAAGGTCTCCAATCTGGTAGCCGTAGGAAGGGGCTCTCAGGTATTTCGGTTTGATGTTCTTGTACTCACCAAGCAGGGCTGCCAGCGGCTTTCTTTCGGTTACGCTTAAGATGATGTTCATGTAGGTATCCTCCTTTGTTTTGGTAGTACATATATCACTCTAAAGGCACATAATAGCAAGCAATATCGGAGAAAAACATCGACAAATATGTGCCTTCTGGATTGTGTACTATACCTACTTACAAAAGAGTGGCTTCTTCAGCTTCCGGAGCGATTTCATCATAGGAATAGTTCAAGCCATCACGGATGACGGAGACCTTTACAGAGGAACCGACCTGCTCGATGTAACGCTTGACGATGACATCGCAGAACTTTTCATCCAGCTCGATGGTATGGCAGATACGACCGGTCTGTTCACAGGCGATAAGCGTGCTGCCGGAACCACCAAATGGGTCAAGGACCAGAGAATTGGTCATGCTGGAATTCATAATCGGATAAGCCAGAAGTGGGATAGGCTTCATCGTCGGATGGTCGCCGTTCTTCTTGGGCTTATCAAATTCCCAGATGGTCGTTTCCTTGCGTCCGGTATACCACTGGTGCTTGCCGGATTTCTTCCATCCGAAGAGGCAAGGCTCATGCATCCACTGGTAGGGGCTGCGTCCGAGGACAAGGGACTGCTTTTTCCAGATGCAGCAGCCAGAAAGGTAGAAACCAGCATCAGCAAATGCTCTGCGGAAGTTAAGGCCCTCGGTGTCTGCATGAAAGACATAGATAGAAGCGTCATCTGCCATTGACTCGTACATGCGAGTGTAGGCATCCAGTAGGAACTGATAGAAAGCACTGTTTTCCATATTGTCGTTCTTAATCTTACCGGCGCTTCCTTCGTAATTGACATTGTACGGAGGGTCGTCACGACCAGATTTGCCAGCTTACCATTCATCAGAAGCTCATAGATCTCAGGCTTTGTGGAATCACCACAGACCAGACGGTGGTCACCAAGAAGCCACAGGTCACCAGCCTTGGAGAAGGTAGGTTTTGCAAGCTCGGCATCCACATCGAAGTCATCATCCTGAACACCTTTCTTCGTATCTTCTCTAAACAGGTCCTCCAGTTCTTCCGGCTCAAAACCGGTAAGGGAGACATCGAAGTTTGCACCCTGCAGGTCAGCAATGAGGAGGGCCAACTTGTCGTTATCCCATTCACCGCTGATTTTGTTAAGTGCAACATTCAGAGCTTTTTCTTTCTCTTCATCCATTTCGACGATGACGCATTCCACTTCGGTGATGCCCATATCGATGAGAACCTTCAGTCTCTGATGACCACCAACGACACGAGAAGTGGTGGCGTTCCAGATGACCGGCTCCACATATCCGAACTGCTCGATGGAGCGTTTCAGTTTTTCATATTCTTTGTCACCGGGCTTCAAATCCTTACGAGGATTATAATCCGCAGGAAGAAGCTGCGAGACGTTTTTCTTTTCAATCTGCATGGTATCCCTCCTTAGAACAATCCCCATTCAGCGAACTTTTCAAATCCGCCGATGGATTTTACATATTCCGCAGCGATAGCCACCAGCTCACTGTAGGGATGACCATCAATGGTGTTATCACCGATAGCACAGCAGATGGTTACCGGCTCACCAGTTTCCTGAGCTTTTAGGAAAGCGTAGATGTTGAGCGTGACATCTGCCTTTGACAGGTCCTTCCCGTGAAGGCCACCGCCAGTAACGGAGTCAGCCATATCACTTCCGAGCTTTCTGTTGGTAGCACCGCTGTCTACATCAATGCCGCCGGTCCAGTCACCGAGCGGATTGACCTCAGCATCTAAGGACATGCGAGGGTCCGCTTCAATGACCACTTCATCGTGAATGTGCATGACAATGGAGCAGCAGCGGAGTGTCTGCATGGCATAACAGAGAATATCACGAGCAGTGGCCTGCACGATGTTCTCGACAAATTTCGGACCATAGGAATCGAGACGTTCCCACTTCTTAGTGCCGCCGACACCTTCATAGGTGATGCACTGGCCACCGAACTTATTCGTTCCAATCTTCGGTTTCACATATGCGAGCTTTCTTCCCGATGGGAGAGTGATAAAGAGTATGCCACTTCTGCAGGAGAAGGTCAGACCATATTCGGAAGTGGTGTGTTTGAACTTTACGGCCTCCATGACAGCTCGGTCCACATCCCACCAGAATTTGACAATGTTTGGATTAGACTGCCTCCATGCATCGACCAGTGGAGGAAGCTCCTCTTCAGTAAGCCCCATATCCAGAGCTCCCATTGCTTTTAAGGCACCGACCGAGCCTCCGTAGCCGAGGGCAAGCTCAGCAATTTTGCCTTTTTGTCTCAGGTGGCCATTGATGCCATGCTTTTCAACAGGGACCTTGAACATCTGGCTGGCAGAGGCACAGTAGATATCTCCGCCTTTGGCAAAGACCTCTTGACGCCACTTCTCACCGGCAAACCATGCGATGACACGGGCTTCGATAGCAGAAAAGTCCGCTACCAGAAATTGCGTTCCTTCTCTGGGAATGAAAGCTGTACGGATGAGCTGGGATAGTGTATCCGGCACATCTTCGTAGAGAAGCTCTACAGCTTCAAAGTTACCGGAGCGCACCAAAGAGCGTGCTTCCGCAAGGTCTAATAGATGGTTTTGTGGTAGGTTTTGCAGCTGGATATTACGACCGGAGAATCTGCCGGTTCGATTGGCACCATAAAACTGGAACATGCCACGGGCACGGCCATCTGCGCAAACGGTCTTTTCCATCGCCTGATATTTACGGACGGAAGACTTAGCCAGCTGCTGCCTTAAGGTGAGGACCCGCGAGAGCTTTGGAGGAGCAGACTTTAGGAGCTCTGCCACAGCCTTTTTGCCGAGGGTATCTGTTTCCAAACCGTTGTCAGAAAGCCAAGTCTTCATCTGCTGGACGGAGTTAGGATTCTCAAGCTCTGTAATTTCCTTCATGGTTTCAGTTAATTTCGTTCTGGAGCGAGTATCCATTTCGATGGCAGCAGCAACAAGCTCCATGTCCAAACGTACACCACGGTCGTTGATTTCTTGGTCCATGTGGTATTCATCCCACACCTGAGCTGGCACCGGAAACTTTGCAAGCCTCTGCTGGATGCCCATTTCGGTCTCCACATCACGGATATTATATTTTTTGAACAAGACCCATTTGTCCGGAGCGTGGAATGGACGATTCCTTGTACGTTGCCCATTGGTTTTTGTGGGAGCACAAGGCTGGCGGAAGTATTTGATGAGGTCTTTTCCTTCTGTGAGCTTTTGCTTTTCAAGTCCAAGAACCGCTCCGACTCCTTCAAGCGATAAGGGAAGCCCCATCGTGGCGGCCCATACCATGGAGCAACGCCAGCTTTCCGGATCCAAATATTCTCCGGTCGGATAACCTAAGAAGCGAGAAAGGCAGATACGTTCAAAAGTGGCGTTGAAGGCCCACTTGATGACAGTTTCATCCTCCAAGGCAAGAAGGACCTCTTTTGGAATCTGTTCTCCGCAGGCAAGGTCGATAACCTGAACGGGCTGGCTGTCTACACTGTAGGCAAAGAGTAAGATTTCAAAATTGGGAGATTCTACATAACGATAGACACCGGTCTTTTGAAGAGGTACATCGCTGTAGGTCTCGATATCAATACTGAGTGTTTTCATGAGGGTGTCCTTTCTACAAAACAGGCAGCAGAGAACCCCCCTGCTGCCTGCCGTGTTACTGTTTATCTTTATTGAATTTGTATTTATTGATGTCACGGCGGATATGGTATACCGCATAGCGGATAAGGTAGAGAATGACTTTCCCTACGTTGTAGATGATGAAACCATATACCGCTACCAAGAAGGTATAGGCGATGACATTGCCAATAAAGAGATTCAATGTTTCTACAAATTCATTCATAGATTGTCTCCTTTTGTCGAAAAATATCGATGGCGGCAGTGGGGGCACCGCCATCGGGTTGATAGATTACTTAAAGTCCTTCATGCGCTTCTCATGGTATTCGAGGTCACGCTTGTCCTTTTCCTGTTCACGCTTTTCACGCTTGTGGTCATTGATGATGCTCTGAATGATAGAGACCGCAGTAGCAAGTCCCACACAAGCGAAGCAGCCGATACAGATGTTTACAAGAATCGTACTAATCATGATTGTCTCCATAGTTTGTCACCTCCATTAATCAAGAAAATCATCATCGTCATCAGTTGCGAAGTCGGATTCAGCAGATGCCTTACCACCAAGAGGCTCGCCATCACGAATCTTCTGCAGATTGTTAAGGCCGCAGGCGATGCCCTTATTACCAGAGCTGTTGAAAGCATAGAAGCTGATGCTGGCACGACCGTAGACTCCGGAGTAAACCTCAGAACGAGTAAGGATAGGATTGCGGTCTGCATCCACGATGCCCGGAGCAGAAGTGGCGTTGGCATTTACAAAGTAGCTGCCAGCGTATGCAGGGTCATCTGGTCTCTCAAGGTCTCCGTCACGAAGAGGAGTCTTAAGTACGGAAAGCGCAGGTACGGACTTGCCGTTGCCCTTGAGCTTGGATTCGCCTTCACGGTAGGCTGCTTCGATAGCCGCTTCAATCTTAGCGACAGTCTTGGTGTCAGACTTTGGGATAATCAGGCTGACACTGTATTTCGGAGTGCCGCCGTTGATGGATTTTGGTTCCCAGACGTTGGCGTAGCTCCAGCGTGTGTTAGGACCAGTGATAACCTTCATGGGATTTGTCATTTTTACATTTTTACTCATTGTCGTATTCCTCCATAAAATCATTTTTTGCTGTATTCATTGCGGGGCGCTTATCGCTCTCCGGCACAAGAGTAGGTTTGCCTTGTGGCTTTTCGATATAGGCTGCAAGGAGCTCTTCGAAGCGAGACTTACCGAGCAGCTTTTGCATGGCTGTGATACCAAGCAGTTTCTTTTCGTAAGGGTCAAAACCAGCAGCTTCGACAGCTTTCGACACTGCGTCTTCACTGGTGTATCTGCGGTTGGAGCGACCCTCGACCAGCTTCCAGCCGGTCCATTCTTTACCGCTGATTGCCTGTTGGAGTGCATACTCCTTGATGTCACCTGCCCAAGAGACCAGTTCGTCGACACGGGAGAGTATGACTTCAATTTCCGAATCCTCCAATAGTGGAGGCAGCTTGAAATCGTGCTGTGCGAGTAGAAGATTGGCTTCAGCTCTAGCTCGGCATTCATGCTTTGCTTTACAGAATCCGCACCATTCACCACACAGGAAGTTTCCGTCCCCGGCAAAGGCAAGGTCTGCGGTAGGCTTCAGAACTTCATCGGCCCACTGATACAAGTCATCCTTGCTGACCTCGTAGGTGGAAACGTTCTGACGTCTAGGCTGGTAGATGGTCATGCTAACCGTATCGATGTCGTAGATGTCATCGAAGAGTTCCAGTGCGCCAAGGGCGTAGCACTTCATCTGCGGATTGTTCTCAGCGGATACGAGAATTCCAAGACCGTGTTTATAGTCAATCACGTGCATGGTACCGTCGCTGATGAGAATGACATCCGAGGTTCCGAAGCCTTGTTCCACCCAGCGAGAGAAGTCCACTCGCTGTTCAATCAGAACAACAGGGTCGGAGCAGGTCTGTTTGGTCTCTTCCAAAAGCTCCATGATGAAGCTGGCATAGCCGGTGGCACAATCCTCCATCTCAGCGTTGTACCAGTCGAGATTCTCGGTAGGGTCTGTAGCTTCCATTCCGAGAGCCTTACGGAGCTTGTACTCACAAAGGGAGTGGGCATCGGAGCCTTCTGCAGCATATTTGCTGCCTTTATCCTCATAGGTTTCGCAGAGCCTTGCTGATGGTGGGCAGTGAAGCCAGCGGTCAGATGAGGATGCGGAAAGAATTGCATGTCCTTTAGGTGGCATATTAGAGCACCTCCGCTTCCCTGAGCAGGGCTTCATAATGTTTCGGGTCTACGAGTGACAACTTGCTTGCACCGTACTTTTTAAGAAGCTCTCGAATTTCAGCTGTATGTCCGGCACGAGATTTATCAGCCAGAACAGCTCGAACCTCCTCAAGGGTCAATGCAGGTTTCACAGGAGTAGCAGGGGCTTCTGCTTTTTCAGCAGCTTCGGATGCTCCTCCAAACTGCTGTGCGAGCCAGTTTGCTACATCGTTAATAGCAGCGGCAGCATTTCTCAGCTCTTCGATAGTCATAGCCATATCGTTCATTTTTGACATTTTCTGTTCCTCCTTCCTCGGATTGTCTGTGTGCGGCGATGATTCTGAGATTCTTCGCCATTCTTGCGGATACCTGACTGATTGCAGTGAGAGTAGCAATCACTTCTGCGTCAGTGCCGCTTCGGTTGTGAAAAGTCTGTTTCACGATGTTCACCTCGCTTTCTGTAGGTCGCTTTGTTTCGCCTTACACTACTCAATGGAGGTGAGATTGCCGTTTGGCCGAAAAAATATAAAAAAGTTTTTGAAAAGAAAAATCGTCCCCTGAAAAATCAGAGGACGACCATTCATATTAGATGTAGTCCTTAAGCTCGGAGCGGAGCTTCTGGAACAGCTTGTCCCTGCGATACACGAATGTATTACGAGAGAGGCCCATTTCCTTGCCACAGTCACGTTCCGATTTTCCTTCCATAATAAGCTGGCAGATAAGACGGCCTTCCGGGTCCAGCTCGTTCAGCTTTGCGTAGAGGGCATTAAGAAGCTCTGCATCCTCTAATACTTCAGCGATAGCTGCAGATTCATCTGGTACATCGTCAAGCCAGCTCTTTTCATTCCCGTCACCATCGCTCACGGTGTTATCGAGGGAAAGCTGGTCGCCAGCCTTGGCATAAGGACAGGTTAAGCAATCCATGTCGCATAAATAGCGCTTGTTCGCAGGGCAGACACAGCGGCCATGTTCCTGCTGACGCTTACGGTAGGCGTTGATTTCACGGTAGTAGTTCGTATAGAACTCCTTGTTGACATCCACCCAGCTCTTGGAATCCTTAATGTAGATACGATACTCTTTACTTTGATTTACTTTGTTTGCCATAACTTTTACCTCCGTTGGCTTCATTTGCGAAGCGGAGATAACCGTTATGGCTGCCAGTGTTTTTCATAAGATGGTCACCTCGTGCGGATAACTCCGCTTCTTTCCGGTGACCAGCCGTTCGTAAGCTGGC